AGTCGTGTTCGCAAGTTTTGGCTGGAACGTATCGGCTACCGACAGCACTCCGTTGCCCGTGATCGACAGATTATCCCCAACGATGATGCCACCGAGCGTGGCGTTTGTGGCTGGAACCAGCGTTGCGCTGACGCTCCCAGATTTAGCAATGGTCAGGCTGTTTCCGGAGTTCTTGCGGATGACAATCGAGTTGCTCATTCGGTCACACTCGGCAGGATTGCAAGCCCGCCCCTTATTTCATAGTCCACAGCGCCAGTATTGGAGATGAGTTTAAGGTCATACACGTAATCGCCAGCCGTGATGTTGGCCGTCTGCGATGCTGGCATGACCACAGACACAGTCCCATTGATGGCCGATGTGATCGAGATCCCGCCAGATGGCGATGTCAGGTTGGCGACCGTCGTGCCGTTGTTGCTTGTGTAGTCGGTTTTGATCTTCATCCTCAGAGAACATCCGGTCAGGTTCGTGGCCGTCCCGTTTGCCTCTTGAAACGTCAAGTACAAGGCCCAGTCGGCACCCTGTTCAATGTCGTTGATTGTGTATAGACCTGCGCTCATTTGGAGAGTTCCATCAGCAGTTTCAGTCGAGCCGCTTCCACCACTCCCGCTGGGACTGACTTCTTGTCCTGGTCTTCAGTCTGCTCCTCTTCAGGAGTTTCCATCTGCTCGTGCTCCGGTGTCTCTTCAGACTCGTCTTCCACCATCTGGGACTGACTGACCAGCCCGACCAGGTTGGTGATTTCTTCGGTTACGCTGGACAAGACTTCAAGCATGGCCCGCAGCTTCATTTCGTTCTTGCTGCTCAGAACCCGACCAGCCTTGAGATCAGCACCCACCATCTGGCGAGCCGATTGGAGTGCTCGCTGGACAAAGTTTTTGAATGCGGGTGGGCATGACTCCCAGCTTTTGAAAGCCATGATGCGGGCGTTATCGTTCGCGGGAATCGTCACAGGTGAAACCTCCAGAAGTTTGGCCTTCTCAATCAGGCGGATTATCTTGGCAGCTTTGAGCCTTCGCAGGTCGTCCTTGTCAGGCTTGTAACCCGCCTTCTCCCATATCTGTTCCAGCTCGTAAGGGCTGACCATGGAGGTCTGGAGTGGCTCCATGCCCACAGACAGCTTTTTGATCACCCCGTCTCGCATAAGTGTCCGCATCTGTTTAGAGGCGTCCACAGCGCTGAACTGTCCCTTGACGTACAAGCCTTTACGATCTTCGTAGGCTTCCGTGTATTTGCCTAAAGGCTCTGTCCAGTTGTGCATACTCCCGCCGATGAACCCGTCATCAAGGAAGTCTTTCAAGCCGTCTTTGTAACAGCCAGGCATGACGACATCGCCAGCCTTGTCCAGCGTGTAAAACGTGCTGGCGTAGCCTTCAAAGCCGCCTGAGCTGGATTTCACTGTAATGTCTGTCATCTTAAGCATGTTGCAACCCTGTAAGTAATAACTGGTCAAATCAGTGTAACATCAGTCTTGCGTAGTGTCATCCCATTTCTCAGGTTGATCCACATCCAGCACGCCCGCCACGGCACAACGGCAACCAGGGTGCAGGGGAGGACATTGCACAGTCGCGTAATATTCGACTTTGCTCTGGCCTGTCGCAAACGGTGATCCCTTCTTGACCAACCGTGGCCGACCATCCACCAGGCCGATCCGCTTGCACTCATCACAGGCATCATCCGACAGGATCCACTCGTATCCTGTGACCACTTCCATATCTGCGGTGCCTGCGAGATACCCATAGTTGTGTGCTCTGGCCGACTCCGTCACAGCGATCCGGCGAGCCTTGCTTCTGGCAGTCTCGGCAAAGAACTTGGAGAGTCGTTCGGTCTTCGATGCCAAAGTCTCGCCAGCCTTCTGGCCTTCGAGCAGCTCGGTTCGCATCTGGTCCAGAATCCGTTCGGCCTCGTCTGCTGTGGCCGCCTGCATATCGTTGATTGTGGAGGCCGCCAGCTTGATCTCATGGTTTTTAATCTGGTCGTAGACAGATTGATTGCGGATCTCCCATTGGTCCGCTTCCTTCTGACCGATCTTGATTCTGGCTCGCCTGGCGGATGCGTCAAACATGCCCACGATGTCGATCACGAATCGCCGGATCAGTGGATCTTCCACATCATGGGTGATCTGAACGCGAATCGGTTCCGGCATCCGCTTTTGAATCGGACCCATCGCCATCGAGAACTTAGACTTATAGATGGGCTGTAGTCGCCACCAGAATGACGACAGAACCGCATACATGGAGCGAAAGATACGCTCCTCGTCTTTGGCTGGCACAATCGCTCGCAGCGACGACTTAGTAGGTCGCTTCGGCTTGATTTTGACTTTGGATTTCGCCACCGTTCAGGCCCGCCATAGGTGCAGGAGCAGGAGCAGACTCAGAAACGTAATTATCACCGTCCTCGGTTGGTTCCAGAGCGACGATCCTTCGGCCCTCGTTGCGGGTAATCAGTCCATTCTTGTAGAGCGAAACCGCCCGCTCTGCCTGCGCCTTCTGATCTTCAGCCAATGCCTCAACGTTTGCATAATCCCACTTCAGGCACATCCGGCCTGTGGGGTCATAAAGCGGAAGTAGCACATCTTCCAGCGTCTTGGCAATCAGGTTGTGAAACGGCACCACCGCGTTGATCCACGCAGCTCTCTGAGCCTCACGATAATTGCTGTAGGTTTTGCCGGGATCAGGCAGGCCCAGAAGCATGGGCGATAATCCCATAGCGCTGGTGATCCGTGCGACAGCGTGCATATCCACGTCCTGAAGCAGCATGTCCTTGGGAGTAGTGCCAAGGTTGCTTACTGAGACGGGAGCTGAGAAGACCAGAGGCGAGCCTTGCTGGTCGATCCCAATCGACTCCATGATGGACTGCTTGAGTTGGTCGCGTTGCTTATCCTGAATCTGACTGTCACCCACAGGCGTGACCACGATATTCGTCACACCGGTGTTTTTGAGGATAGCGCCTGTGTAGCCCGCCAGCATGTTGACCAGGGCGATCTCTCGACAGCAGGCCATCAACGGTGTATAGCCAAGCCGGTCGTTCCATGAGTCGATGCCGCGTTTGAATACGATCACTTGGTCAGGGGTGAACGTCTCGACTCGACCTGTTCCGGCAGGAATGTATTTCCACTGGGTCATCCACTTAGAGCCGTCTGTGGGGAAGTCGGGAGCCGTCTGGCGAGCATCCAGCCAGTACAGTTCGCCGACACCACCAGAGTTTGTCTGTGCGATGTAGCTGAAAGCGGTTCCAGCACACATCAGGTCGGTGATCCACGACGAGACCAGAGCGTGGCCGGAATAGATCGGGTTTGGCTTTTTCAAAAGGTCGAGGATCGGGTGGCCTTCCAGCTCGACCTCTTCACCAAACTTTGTCGTCATGTACAGACGCATGGGTACTGACGTGACGTTGCGAATGATCCAGTCGAGGCCCAAGGCCACAACCGGATTCTGACGGAAGTCGCCCGCCTCACTGAGCCAGTCGAACCGTGCCGACGGTATTTGTCTGGCTCGCTGAGGGTAGATGGATCCGCCGCCACCACGGCCAGAAAACAGAGTTTTCACGCCCGTGGCCAAGCTGCCCATCATCGTTTGGAAGTAGTTCTGCATGGCGTAATAACCCTAAGCGTGTGTAATAAGTTAGACCCAATGTACCACACAAAAACTCAAAGCGAAACACCCACTTTTCTGAACAGGTAATTGAAGGCCAACGACAGTGCATCCACCTGGTCATCGGTCTGGCCATCCTCCCCATTGAAGTCGGCAATCTCGTCAAGGAATGATGTGATCCAGTTCCCTTTGACCAGCACCATGCCCCCTCTGGCCGCTTCCTTGGCCGATGGCATAGCGCGAGAATACTTCCCGCCCGTATGTGACTCCTCGACCACATGATATTCCGCAAGTGCCAGTCGGGTGTATTGATTGATTCGTTTCCCTGCTGAACCTGGTTCACGCTCTAAAAGAACCGTCACGTCCTGACCATCGGTCTCGGCTGTCTGTCTCTGGATGGTGTCCAGCTCGTCTGGTCCCCACTGGCCACGAATCACGCTGTCTATGTAATACTTCTGCTCAATCTTGTGCATCCTCAAACCCACAGAGTGGTCACCACCTCCACTGGTCGCTGCGGTGTCCCAAGCCCTTACGGACAATCCTTCACCCTTGGGAAGCTCCTCGATAGACGGGAACCAGTGTCGTTTGTAGAGAGTGCCACCTGGCTCGACAAACTCACCCAAGAGTTCCTGTCGTTGCCAATCTGCGGAACCGACAGTGGAGACACTCGAAACGAAGTCTTCAGGGTTGAAGTAGTTGCTGGCCGATGTGGCTGTGGTCACAGAGACATGAGCCTTCTTGACAAGATCGTATAGCCAGTGCCGTGTTCCTCGTGGGGTGCTGGTCATCCATGCCTGGCCGGGAGACTGCCTCAATCGTCCGATGGCAATCAACCATGTCTCTTCGCTCATCATGGCCGACTCGTCGAGCCAGATCCACCCAAGATTCGGACCTCTGAGCCGGTCGGGATTGTCTGCGGACCTCCAGTAAATCGTTCGGTTGCCTTTTAAGGTCATCTCGTAATCAGACTTGTTGAACGACTGAATCAGTCCGGCAGGTCTGGCGATCTCCAGAAACGCTCTTAGAGATGCCGTTCTGAGCATGGGGAAGGTTGGAGCCAGCACCATGCCTGAGCTGTTCTCAGGCATCTGTAAGCACTTGATCGCACCTGCAAAGGTCTTTCCACTTCCGATGCCACCGATGAAGCCAGTGAACTTGCTTTGATCGGCCCAGAACTCTGCCTGCGGATCAGTGCACTTCGTGAGGTCAAACATCTGTGATATCAGACTCGATGGACTTTGGCTTAGGCTGCGGAACTCTCACTAAAATGCCCGTATCTTCTGTGGCCTTTGGAGGTTCAGAGATCACAAGACGGCGCGAGTATCGCTTGGGGAACTTCCGTTCCAGCAACCAGGCTGAGGCTTTCCAATCGTCGGTCGCCATCGTCTGAATGTTGCGAACATGCCTTAATTCGAACTCAGATGTAGCCTTTTTTAGCATGATACGTAGTGACGGATCTGCTCGCATCCAGTCACGAAATGTGCTATGTGCTACACCAGCCGCACAACACGCAACCGCCATTGGTCCACCATTGGAAATGTTGTCCAAGATAATGGGAATCAGTGTTTCGCGGTCTTTGGCTCGCGCCATCTCTTAAGCCTCTGGTAAGTAATAACCACACTCATTTTAACAAACCCGCTGTGATTGCAACGGGTTTCTCTTCAAACAGATTCTCAGAACTTCGTTTGCTTCCATTCGGCCAACTGTGGCTCCTGCCTTGCAAGCCACGGGAGAGCCGCGATGAACTTGTCTACCGTCTTGACTGACGGGCTGGTGATGCGAAACCATCCCAGATCGTCGTTCCTCATAAACAGGATCTCAATCCTCTGAGCGATGTCGTCCCACTTCGGCACGAACCGTGTGTATCCCAGATCTTGAAACAGCAAGTCAGAGAGGACAGTAGAAACCTGTTCGGCCTGTTTCTGACTGATCTTGCCCTTACTGATCACTTCTGAAAAGTCGATATGCTGATTCACTCATTCTCCTTGTCTTGAGACTCGACCAGGGCGATATACGCCTCGTACATTTCGACACCCTTTAACCCCGAATAATCAAACTGGGCTGCCATTTCGCGGAACGCCTTGTCTACGACCTGCAAACGATTCCACAGGCTCAAAGCAACCGCCTTGCCTTCGCTGTCTGTGAGTGCAGCAATATCATCAAGATTGATCATCATAGTTTTCCCTGTCAAAAATGCCTTCGTATGGTGATACTCGTGAGCTTTCGACAACCTCTTCAATCGCTTCGGTGATATGCTGGATACAGGCTGCTTTGGCTTGCTTTAGACAGTCAAATTCGCCAGCCCAAGAGCCTTCGTTCAACTCATCCCAAGAAAGTTCTTCCGGCGGTCTGTCTTTCAGACTTCCAGTGCTTGCAAAATAGTTAGTGTTGTCAAAAGACAACTCAATATGCGCCCAATACTTGCCGTGGGATAGGGTCCAGCTTGTGCCATCGGTCGTGCACCATCTTTGCTCAATCATTGTGCTTGCCTCGTCTTGTCTTTCTTTCGCCGTTCGGTGTCCACCATAGCCAGAACCACTGGTATGATTTCATTCATAAAGTATTTGCTTTCGTCTTTCGTTCTTATCGCTTGGGAAAGCCAGAATGCTTCCGCCGCCTGATCTGTCTCGGCTTCACCTTCTTTATTTCCGCGTCGAAACCTGTGCTCCATCGCAGAGATAATGCAGTGGTAAACTTCATGGCTCACTCGCGGTTTCAGCCAGGCACTCAGCTCGTTGTTGGCAAAGTCGATAAACTCGCGACCACTGGCGAGCAGATAGTAATCAGGACAGCTCATGCATCATTCTCCATGTCAATTTGCGAAACCCTATAAGCATGTTTCACTTTCTTGTTCTGGTGATATCCATTTAGGTACCGATTTTGCTTCACTGCGATACCCGTCACACTCCGTTGGCCTTTGGCACTGGCCATCAGTTCGGTGATCGCTGGATATCCATGATTGCTAGTGTTGCCATTTGAGCGATCATCCAAGATCGCGTTCGCGTGCATCCGCTCATATTCCGTGCCGATTCGCTTCAGCTCCAATAGTTGATGCTGTGGCATGACTTCCATCTCGGTTCGCGAGTATTTAATCTCAGCTCGCTTGGATTTCATTTGGTTGCTCCACAGTTTCAACGATGACAAAAGCGGAATCCTCATCGCCCCAACATTTGCGAGCCTCTCCCGAAATCACCTGACTGTCATCCTTCCAGAGCACACCCTTGAAAGCATCTTCCAGGCACCGCAACAGCTTTGTTCTATCCGGTTTCTGAGTGTGCCAGAATGGTGCTGTCGGCTTCATGATGGCTGAATTCTTGCCGGTCCGGAAATGTGCTTTAGGTCTCGCAAATGTAAAAAGGACTTGCAGATTGATTGGCCCTGATGCACACCCCCAGCCAGATTCCTTCACGGCTGTGGTCGCAGCTCGCTTGCACAGGGTTTGCCATTTGGCTTTCCCTTTTGCCGTATCAACCACAACAATCTTTCCTGTCTTGCTGTGCTGGAATGCTTTCTTTGAGCCGGATGGCGATGGCTTTCCGTGGATCGTGAATGTGATGCTATTCAATGTCTGGCTCCCAAGGGATGTAGCCTCTTTTGCGTTCGCCTTCCTCGTCCCAAGTCTTGACCGCTATGGCAGGTACGCAATCGCCCATGTAGTCATTACATGGCGCAAGGTCGCCCAGTCCACAACCACATTCACTATTGCACAGTCCATCAGCACCAATCTGCCGAAGCTGAATTGCTATCAATTCCAGGACTTTCATTCTTGCTCTCCCGTGTAAGGCTCGAATTCAACGTCATAAACCGGAACGGTTGAAAACCACTTTTTAGCGTTCTCGATAGAAAGGAACACCTGCGGTGCCTTGTGAGTCATGAACATGTGACCGGAGGGGAGCTTGGCGATGTAAACGATAGGACGCTTGGCAAGTTCAGCCTTAAGTTCTTCCATCCTTGTTTGGAGGCGTTCAATCTCTTCTCCCATCAGCCTTTGCATCTCGTTCATACCTTCCTCCACTTCGTTTCAATCCCTTGATCCGTCACCGTGTAATCGCCAAACAGGTTCGGTGATTCAGCCTGCAACACGTCCAAAACTGCAATCGCCAGCCGTTGAATCTCAGCGTCCGCATGGATCGAGCCACGCAGTTCAAGGAAGTGCCTCCATGCTCTGGCATTTCCAGTGACAAAGATCTTGGTTTCGGTACAGTTCGGCAGGACAGCGCGAGCGGTTTCTCTGGCTCGTTTGCGTCTGAGAGTTGAATTGTCGATGTCTACGAAATCGTTGTGTTCCAGATTTTCAATCATGGATTCATAACTTGCCAAGCTATGTGCAATATTGCTTGCCCAAACCCGTGCAGCGAAACTGTCAGGCTTGATACCAGGCGGACGCACAAATGAGACCTTGTCCACATATCGTTGACTAAGCTGGCTGTAACTCATGCCAGCACGATGCCTGACCAGCTCGTGCGTAAGAGATCTGGAGACACCAGT